GCGCCTTCTTGAGCGTGTCGATCAGGTGTAGTTTCTCCCATTCTCCAAGCTCGATGCTGCATGTGTTGTCCCGGTTGAGTATGACTTTGAAAGATACTCCTTCCGCCATATCAATCACTCCTCCCAGGGCATCTTTTCATATGCCTGTGGCGGCGGGCTTGCCGGCCTGGTAGCTGCTGTAGCTGCTGCCTGCTGTTTCAGATCCTGTATAGGGTACCCGTTTCCGGGCTGCCCCTGTGTCTTTGGTGGCTCCGGTGGCACCTCCGGCGGCGGTGGCGGTGCAGTTGTGTCATCCTTCTTGCTGTCAGCGAAGTCGACCTCATCAGCAACGATCTCAGTGATATAGTGCTTCTGACCATCCTGGTCCTCCCAACTGCGCGTTTCTACACGACCGAACACTATCACCTTGCGACCTTTCCGGAAATATTTGCTGCAGAACTCCGCTGCGGATCTCCACGTGACTATCGGAAGAAAATCCGCCTGAGGACCGTTTTCAGACTTGTACCGGCGGTCGACCGCCAGCGTGAATGTGCACACTGGCACGTTGTTCGCCGTTGTGTACCTCAGTTCCGGATCTTTTGTCAGCCTGCCTACTAACATGACCTTGTTCATAGCAATCCCTCCCATACGTCGATTTTCTTTTGTATTTCCGGGCTCAGCCGGCTCTCTGTCGTCCGGCTTCTTGCCCCACTTTACGAACTTGCCGCAGTCCTTACAGTCTATCCTGGAATAGTGCGGACCATGGTCCATAATGGTTTCCATGAGATCTATGCTCCCGCACCATCTACAAGCATCTCTCATGCCAGGTCACCACCTTCGCACTTTGGGTCCACCGATAACCTGGCAACCAAGCTTCAGGTATACTTTCTTCCTCTCCCGGGCCCAGAACACCATCTGCCTGACCTTGCTGTCATAGATGTCATACACCACAGGCTGAGACTTGCCCTCGTACGGCCGCATGATCCGGCCAACCGCCTGCTGGATCGATGTCTTGTCCCTGTGTGGAGTGATGAGTATCAGCCTATCGAGCCTCGGAATGTCCAGGCCCAGTTTGGCCAGCTGATATGTCGCAAACAGGAACTGGTACTTGCCGGCACGCATGTCGGCCATAATCTTTTCGCGCTCGCGCTTCGGCGTTTCACCGCAAACAAAGACAGCTGTGAAACCATGGTCTTTGGCCAGTTTCGTAAGCCTCGTCAAATGCTCTAAACTATCGCCCAGCGCAAGGCATGAATTGTTTTCCCGGATACAGTTCTTCATGATCCACAAGATAGGATAGTCTCGTTCCAGGTCTTCCCGCATTGCCTTATATAACTGCTGTATGTTGAGCATTTCGCCTTCCGGTGTCTCATACTCGAAATCCGTTTCGATGAACTCCACCCTCGGCTTCATGACCGGGAGCCGCGGATCATCCTGAGCAACTTCATAGATTTTCGGGCCAATGATATGGAACATGGTCTCAATCAGTCCGTCACTCCGGTACTCGCTGGCCGTCAGACCAAACCTGTAATATGCCGGAAATTGAGATATAACTGATTCAAACATCCGGGCGTTTTCCTCGTCTTTAAACACCAGATGAGCCTCATCGACAACAACACAACCAAACTTCCACTTAATCTCCGAGAGCTCTCTCTTGTACAACGTCTGTACTGTCGCAAAAGTCATGTGGGATCCTATTGACATATTTTCCGCCTGAATTATACCGACCTGATCTCCAGAGAGGCCCAGCCTGGTCTTGGCCCGGTCCATGCTCTGTTTCAGCAGATCCATCGTATGAGTGATCCAGAGTGTGGGCTGTTCTAACTCAGCGATAATACCCATAGCCGTCTCAGTCTTGCCGGCGCCGCAGGGCATAATGATAACTCCCTGCTGCCATGCTCCGGCCAGCTCCACCGCCGGTGCCTGGTAATCTCTTAATTGTGGTTTCTTAGGATATGCTATTTGTGGTAATTTGAGGCGCTCATCATGTAATAGTCCTTTGCCTACCTTGCTAGCAATTTCCCACATCCGGGCAAAATACCCCCGCGGGATAATATATTGCTTGCGTCCATTGACCGTTTTCTCTGTCCATAGCTTGATATATTCCGGACCCCACGCCCAGCGGTTCAAGCCCATAGCTTTTTTCTTTGCATGCTCCGGGTTCTTGATTGTCAGCTCGCTCTTGATTTGCTCCAAAATCTCATCCGGAATATCCTGCAGCCGTAGCATGTTGTCGACGATAATCCTCATCTTGCTTGACCCCCTCCAAAAATTGAATAATGCTGATAACCTCGGGCAAATTCTTGCAGACATATGGTGTCATCTTGTACATCAGCTCCGGCTCGCAGCTCTCATCGAGCAATATAATCGTGGGCTTGCCCTGGCCTATCTTGTACCCCGCTTCCAGGTGCGCGCTCCTATTGCAAGGCAATACCAGGACGCATATATCGCTCACATGTAACGCGCCCATATCAAGCTTAAAACCCTTTTCTGCAATAGGATGATTTAGTGCTTCCAGAAAATCTTCATGCTTCCAGTTCTTCCATTCAGTATCAATCTCAGACCAGTGGAATCCATTGTTGCCCGGCGCAGGATTCCGGAAGTCGTATACCTCGTGGCCGAGCTTCCTAAGCTCCGCCACCACTACCGGCTGTATATTGTTCCTCCATGATGATGCAACGTATATTTTCATTTGGTCGTATCCTCCTTTGGTACAAAGTACCTGCATTTTACGCGTTTGCCTTCAACGCGTATCTTCTTGGGTTCTATGTAACAGTATCCAATTGAGCCGTCTCCAGTCCACCCTGTAGCTGTGAAGATACCATAGTCGGGTTTATAATATAAGCATTCTTTGCACATCATTAATCGCCTGACCTCCTCCAAAAAAACTCATATCCCATCCGCTGCCCTTACGCGGAAGCTCCGGAAAGTCCAGCATATTGATGCTACCCCGGCGGCCTGAGCATACATCATCCCGGACTGCGTGCCACGGAATCAGGAACGCCCGCTTTGTGTTCTCTGTCAGCCAGATCCCGATGATGTATGCGTGATCCTTACCGACCAGCTGCATGAATCTGTCCAGGCCTCGGCGTTCGTTTAGTGTGATACTCTTAGTGTTATAATCAATTTTTGGTTTTTCCCGGACTTTGACCTCTATCGCATAACCCCCGCCCGGCGGAATGATCAACTTGTCAAATACGGTACCGTAGCCGGCATTGATCAGCTTGTGGTTCCAGAGTCCGACGGACCGGAGAGAGGCCGTTATGAGGCTCTCCCCTTTAGCCCCGCGCTCCTGTTTTTGCTTTTGTGTGATTTTCTCCATCTGCAACCTCCCTGACGTAATACAGAAATGGCCTTAGTTCCTCTCTGCTTGCTCTCCGGCGTTTCTTGATAATTTTTTCATTCAGGGCCTGACAAACTGCTTCTGCCCGATTCCGAGACTTGTAATGTCCGAGAAGCGGACCATTGCCAGGACGGACGATTTCGTACTTGCTCATAACCGCTTCACCCTGCTACCGTTCTCTGTCTGTTCAACATAGATCTGTTGCGGGAAATGGTTCTTCATGTTTTCGTCGTGGGATATTGCCAGGATCCTCATCTCAGGATAGCGTTCATGGATCGCAGCCAGAGCGGCGCAGTATGCGTCCACACCTTCTGCATCGAGGAAAGGCGGCTCATCGACAAACATCATCCCCAGCTGCAGCCCAACTCGAGACGCCTTGATCATGGCAAGTGCAAAACTGACCGCCAATGCAGCTCGTACCTTCTGTCCGCCGGACCTGCTCAGGTATGGCAACACACCATTGTCGACGTCATTGATGATGATATCGAGTGTAGCCACTTCTTTTGCTTTGTTGCTCTTGAGGGTTTTTTCAGTGACAAACTCCAGCCGCATCCGGCCACCGGTCATCTGGGACAGGATCTCATTGGCCGCAGCCTCCAGCTCGGGAACGATATCCCGGATGATCTGATACGGGATCCCGTCCTGGCTGAAAGCCTGGGCCAGTATCTCAAGGTTTGCCGCCTGGCCGGCAGTTACCCGCAACTGCTCCTGTTTTTCCAGCAGCTTCAGCTTCTTTGCCTCAATGGCCAAAAGTTCAGCATTGATACGCCCGATACGCTGATTGAGGTCGGAGATCGATTTTTCAACGGTTTGTACAAATGCCTCGGCCTGGCGCTTCTCATTGGTGAGGTCTTCCTTGTTGGCCGTTATGGCGGCCAGGTCATTCAGCCTGTCAATGATCTGATCACACCGCTTATGCAGATCCTCAATATCAGCATTCAGCTGACCGATTGTCCCTTCTGTGGATTCAACAAACTGCTTTGCTTTTGGGATTTCGCCCTCCAGACGCTCAAATCTTGCCAGTTCTGATATTTTCGCCTTAAGTTCTGCCGCCTTTCCTGTTTGCGCCTCAAGTTCATGTATTTCAGGCTCTAATGCTGCCAGTTCTGCTTCAATTGTCTGTATTCTTTTAAGTTGCTCAGCCTCCTGGATCCTCAACTGCTCAGCTGCCGCAGCGTCTACTGCTAACTGGGCAAGTTTTTCTTTTGCGGCGCGATATGCCTTAACGTTATTGATGGCAGATACATGATCGTGGCTGTTGTAATCTAACTCGACCAATTCATTTATAAGATCATTAGCTTTTTTATCGAGTTCTTTCAGCGCTGTGGACGCAGCCTTTGCTGACTGCAAAAATTTGCACTGTGCTTTGTCGATATCAATACAGCCCGAATCTTTCAGCGTCTCTGTCTGTTTCTCCAGATTATTCATCATAATCTGAATATTGCTGAGTTGGTTGTCAAGTTCCTTTTGTCTCGCTGCTTTCAGTTCATATTCTTCTAATGCATCCTCTGCGTCACTGAGGCTTTCGATTGTCTTCCGAAGCTGATCCTGCTCTTCCAGCCTAAGTTCTATTGTGTTTAATCTGTCCATTGCAATCTGACGTGATCTGCGCATCTCTATCAGTTCCTGGTCAAGCCTACTATGTCGGATTCTTTTGTCGGCCAACAACTGCAGCTTACCGTCCAGCGCTGCGAGGTCCAACCGGGCTTGTTTGAGTTCAGCGTATTTCTCCAGGATGTTCTGCTCATTCTGCAGGAAGCTCTTCGTCTCTTCTACACGGCGCTGGAGTTCGTCGCGTTTTTGCTTCTTTGCTGTGTAGGCGTCTGTGATATCCTTCAGTTCATTTTGCAGTCTCCGAGCCTCTTCCTCATACCCGGCAATGGCGCCCAACTTCTCCTGGATCTCGCTCAGCTTGTTCTTTGCCACGGCAAGGTCATCCTGAGCGACGTGCAACTCGACTTCCGCCATCCGTCTTTCCGCGTGGAGATCTTCCTCGCCGGCAACCTCATTCTCAAGTTCGGCGATCTCTTCCTTGCTTGCCCGGATCTCCCTGTTTACGTCTGTCAGCTTTTCTTTTGTCAGCTTCAAGAGTTCATCATATATCCCGAGGCCCAGCAGGTTAGCCAGGACAGCCATGCGCTCGCTCTTGTCGGCCTCCATGAATTTGCCATACTGGTCCTGCATGATCAGTACGCAGGACTGGAAGGTGTCACAATCCATGCCAAGCAAGTCGATGATTTTCTGCTGGGTATCAGTCATGCGATCGCAGCTGTGGTCAACCCAGACATAGCCACTGTCGCCCTTAGTTCCTTCTCCATAATCAGAGAATGCGAATTCACGTTTTGCCAGCGCCAGCGTGCCCTTACCGGACCTCTGCCTGGTTCTTGTTACTCTCCAAAGGTTATTACCGAGCTGGAAGGTGAAGCTGATGCTTCCGGACTTTTCGTCATTGCGTATCCAGCCGGTCAGTTCGTTTTCCCTGGTCTTTTCATACAGACAATCAGTGATGGCATCCATGAACAGGCTGGACTTCCCGGATCCGTTCTTGCCATTGACCATGGCGAAATAGATATCCTGGAAATTGAATGTTTCTTCAACGTACGAGCGGTAGTTACGGACCGAGATCTCCACAGGGAGGAACAATCCGGAAGCGGTACCCATCGGCATGCTCGCCTGTGCCTCGGCAATGATGCCGGATACTGTTTCAAGCAACTGGACTACTTTTTCAGGCTCTACATTTTTTTCGTCCAGATACCTCTGCAAGCACGATTCTACGGTCATCTTCTCGTGGAATGCATTTTGGTTGACGCTGGCCGTCACCTTCTCCGGCCTGATCTCGGTTACATAGTAGGCGCCGGCAGCATAGAGATCCTGCTCGAGCTTCTTTTTATTGAAGGCTTTTTCTGTCTCAACATCGCAAATATAGAGGACCCGGACGACTTTATCGCGGTACTCATCCTCATCAATACACCGAGTTATAAGTCCTTCTTTTTGGTAGATGCTAATTAGGCCGGAGTCCCATCTTTCAGTTTTGAACTCCCTTGCCGGCATCTCAATGAATCTGTGCTCGTATGTGATAGGTGATTGAAATGTGCCAAGTTCATGGATCCAGAAGCCCTTTCTATGCCCTTCATCATTGAAAGTGAAAGCATCTATCGATCCGGCATAGAAAACGGGCTTGTAGCAGTTGGCTACCTCCTGAGCCTTGTGGATGTGCCCCAGGCACACCAGGTTAAACGCGCTGGCATCCAGCGCAGCTGCCGGTAGCACGACTTCATTTGCTTGGAATAAATGCTCGCCATTATCCAGTTCAGCCCCCACAACAGTGTGGTGAGCCATCAGAACCGATGGGATATTCGGATCCACCTGGGCCGACAGGCCGGCTACGATATTGGCCAGTTCCTGCGAAAATACTTTGTTCTCTTCCTCGGCTGACATTCCCGGGAACTGCGCACGGAAATGGCCTTTATCAAAGCCAGGCAGGCCAGCGACCTGAATATCACCTGATTTTGTAGGTACAATAGTGATGCCGGGAGCGACAAAATATTCAACATTCTTTGTCAGTTCTGACAGTATGCTGAATTGTGACCTTCCGTCGTGATTCGGGGTACCATAGAGGACAACAACAGGAGCGATCTCCCCGAGCCTGTTCAGATACGTGGACGCTACTGCAACTTCCGTCAGGGCCCTGTCTGACCATACACGCGCCTGGTGGAATATATCGCCGCATACCAGGATAATGTCCGGCTGTTTCTTCCACGCAGTTTCAAGAAGCGCATGCAGGCATTTCATTGTGTTTTCCATTCTCTTCATCGGATCATCGCACTGGGGCCCGACGTAGGCTCCCAGGTGCCAGTCAGCAGTGTGGAGTATCTTCATGCCTGCTTCCCTCCCTGCTTTCTGGCCGCCTGCTGGCATTTCATGCACAGCGGAGCACCGAATTTATTGGCGCTGAACTCATATACGTTCCTGGCAATCTGAACTTCGCACTGGCTGCACTGCAGGATTTCCTCTTCCTGCTCTTCCCAGGGCATAGGGTTCGGCGGGCCGGCCTCGTAATCTTCATCGATGATCTCTCCAGTTTCCGGATTATAGTCATGGTGTTCTTCCGGCAATGCTTGTGCCGCACCCGTGCTCAGCTGCAGGCCGGAGCCATACAGAAGGTTGCTGCTGGCTATTGCGCCGGCAATGAGTGCCTTCTTGACATCAGCATCCCGGCTATCCAGAACAGGGTACACAACGATGAACGGCTTCTGGAGTTCTTCGATTGTATACGCGCTCTTGATCGACAGGCCTTTTCTGATGCAGCGGGACAGGGCTTTGCTTTCAGCATGCTCGTACGCAAATGCCTTTGTCTGTCTGAGCTGACCTTCTTTAAGATGTGTCATGTTGCTGAAATCCATCTCTCTTGTTGCCTGGACCAGCCTCCAGCCTCCGGAAAGTTCGGGCAGCTTGATTGTCACCCTGACAGCGACATTAGACCTGGCCGCACAATTTCCACATGCCGGAGCCTTGCCGGTTGCTTTCACGATCTCGATGCAGTTCTCGCAGATCTTGGACCTGACCCTGGTTGACTCTACTATCTGGCCATTAGCGGCCGTAAATAATTTCAGCAGAGCTTTATGGGTAAGGGCGTACATTTTAGGACCGTTCTGTGTTTCAGCGTTTTTCTCTTCATATATATCCCTGTCATTGAGATCCGTGGATATCCTGACCTGGTTAACAACCAGCCTGTAGATTGGGTTGACTTCCTGGATGCTCTGGACCGGTATTAAAAGATTGAATTTATCCTGGGGGTAATCGTTGATGATTTCATAGATCTGGTTGCTCATTTACATTCTGACCTCCTTTGTGATATCTTTTAAGTGGAACTGTTTTGCTTGGCCAGCCATTTGCTGACTACCGCTTCCTCGAGCATTGCGTAGTCCCTGGCTGGCATTTCTATTTCTGTCTTGCTTCCGTAGTAGTTTCCGTCATACTCAGTGAGCACGATCGTGATGTTTTCCGGTGGTCCACTGGTGCGGTCCTCGATGATATCCGCATCCCGGAGCTGTTCGACACGCATTTTCATGTTGCATCACCTGCCTCGTAGTTCTCGCAGAACAGTAACTCTGTCGATTCTGTATCTCCATCGGGTGTGATGTGCTCAACATTACAGTTACTGAGCGTTACTGCATCAGGACACTCACAGCCTGTCTCCGGGTTGTTGTATTTGCATGTGTCCCAACCGCAATTGACCTCTGGCATCCTCAAACCCTCCTGTCGTAGTGTTTTGGCTTGATCAACCTGATAGTTTTGCTTTTGAGTGCTGCTTTGCGCCGCGCTTTCTCGTATACCCTCCCTCCTTCGAAGCTGGCGACTACTGAAACAAGCATCAGTATGGTTACAATCCATTCATGCATTATCTGGCCTCCCTTCTATTAGCCACACGTCATGTTTCTCGTTGCCTATGTTCCAAGCTGTTTCATGATCTGCACAGTAAATATCAATTATCTTGCTGTCATACTTGTCCCGGACCCACTTGGCTGTCCGGTCCTGTACTATGTACTCACGGCCATCTATCATGATCCGGCTCCCCAGCGGAAGCCATCCGGCCACTGATACACCAGGCGTAAGCTCCACGCCGGCGGCCCCATAGACTTTTCCGCCTGGCCGGTTCTTTGCCCAACGACCGCAACATTTCTCACAGCTGCAATATCCAGTGACGGTGTACTCACCGAGGTACGTTATCTGCTGAGCTTTCCGTTCGCCACCACGGCCGACCATCTCCCACTGCAAGGAACTCTTCTGGAGTTCCCGGATCTGACGTGAAAGTTCGTCGATGTGGGATTCCTGAACAGCTTTTTCCTGCTGTATCTGCTCTATCTGAAGCTGCAGTTCTTGGCTTGTTTTTCTCAAATTGGCGATTCTATCGGCCATAAGAAACAAGAGTGCGAAAAACTCGACTAAGCAAATGATAACTGGCAAAATGATGGGTAACGCACTACGTTTATTCATTGCTGCTCACTCTCCCGTATACTTTTGTAGTACTGGCAAGCGGGATCCTCGAAGTCGACAAGTTTACCCGACATAGCGCACAGGGCTTTCCCATCGTCCAGCTGCTCATCAGAAACCTGGTCCATGTCAGCGTGTATGCACTCTCCGCAACGGCCGACAGGTAGAGGTGCAGTAGTTGACTCAGGTTCATCTTTGACATGTTCTCCCATCTTCTGGAGCATGGTCGCTGTAGCCTTGCGGTACTTGATGTAGCTTTCCGGATCGGTTTGCTGTATTTCTTTCAGGGCTGAAAGCAGCTTTTTGTATGTATCAACGATGATATCGAAGTAGACCTTGTATCTCTGTGCAGCATCGTTCTTGGCCAGTTCTGCCTTTTTGCGGAGTTCCTCAAGCTCCTTTTGGACCTCGTCGGGTACTTTCTCCACGGTTATGGTATCAGTGGCACTTATTTCGATTGGTTTGCTCTTCAGCTGCTCTTCGAGTTCGTCTATTCTGTCCTCAGCTGCTTTCCGGGCCGCTTCAGTTTTATTTAACAGGTCTCTAAGTCTCTTGACTTCATCGTCGTTATTGGCCTGCTGCGCTTCCCTGAGCTTTGTCTGGAGCTTTTCCGTTTCTTCTTTTAGTTCATTGTTCTTCTTTTTCAGTTCGTCCTGGAGCATTTTGACGTCCGCCTGAGTGTTCCTGAGAACCTGATCTTTTGTGCGGAGTTCCGACTCTAATTCCTGTCTCTCTTTCAAGAGCTTTTCAGCGTACTTGGTCCTCTCTTCCACTATCCTCTGTGCATTTTCATATTTCTGCTTCCATTCCTTGACGGCCGCCTCAACCTCCCGTGTAGACATATCTTCAAGATCATGCTGCTGTATAAATTCATTGCGCTGATCGGCAGGGACATCGAGAAGCGCATAGATTTTCGTCGGCGAGAAATTTCCCAGCGCTGGGAATTTTTCTGCTTCCTTAGCAGCATTCATGAACCGATAAGCCGTGGACTTGCTAAAATCAACTTTTTCTTTCAGCCAGTCCAGGAAACGCTCACCCTCGCCCAGTTGCTCTTTTGCTTCAATCAGTCTTTTGCCAATCTCTATTATGCTGTTAGCAGCTTGCGCCTTATAAAAGTTGATTTCTGCCTCTATCAGTTCAAGAGGCCTTGCCAGTTTGTCCATATAACCCTCCCCTTTCGGATCATGCCGGTACAGTTATTTTTACTTTCTGTCCTTTTTTCTTTTGGAATATTTTCTCTTCGGTCCAGACCTTCAGGAACTCATCAATCTCAGGAGTAGTGGAACAGTTGTTCATTCCCCTGGTCTGGATAATGCGGTCTCCGAACAGTTCGAGTGTGTAATAAGGCTGGTCTGGATCAGTTGCTTTTCTGATGAGAAAGATGCTGCAATATCCGCTCGCATGCCTTTCGGCATATGTGCCGACACAATGATGGAGTGCTTTACCTTTCTCTATGAGTTCCCTTACCGATTTGACTGGTCTGATAATAAGTCCGCCATACTCAAATCTGTATTTCTTGCTCAGTGTTTCATATCTGACTTTGAAGCTGAATTCGAGCTTCTCATTTTCTTTAACTTTTACCTGTGCAATCGTGTTTTGATGCGCTGTGTAAAGGTCTTTGGGGAACAGGACACGTTCGCTTTTCAGGTCCATTTCAAGTGTCATACAATCCCTGAGATAATCCCTGTAATTGACCAGGGTATCGCTCAGTGAATAAAAATGCCTCCTGACATTCAGGTCATTGCCCTTTTCATATTGCTTTTTGAGATAGTTGAATGTTTTTCTCAGGGTTGAGTATTTTGTAAGTAGAGGGATGTCACGGGGATATACGTATGTTAGTACTTTTTCGACCTCCTTGAGCTCCTGGATGGTATATCCCTTTTTATCTTTCTTATTCATCTGATACAATCTCAGAAATAGCGGACTATCCACAGATATGCCCGAATTACGCAGCAGCTTCAGATCGGCCCGATTTATCCTGAGCATCTTGAATACGGTTTTCCCCTTCCAGTTGACGGCACCATATGTTGGGGCCCCGGTGAGCTTAGCTTCAATCAGTCGCTTAAAGCCCAACTTGGTTAGATACTCAACCGTCCTTGGATATTTTGAGAATAAGTCGAAAAATTTGACCGCGCCCTCGTCGTTATATGACTGCCAGCAACTGTATTGAAAAGGTGTACCTTCTACTGCTCTTTCAATGCTGTCTATTGAATAAGCCGAAATACCTCTCGTTTGGTTATAAAGCTGCCATGTATGCAATTCGCTATAGATTGTGGTTGATGTTTCGAAATTATCCCATCCTGCAGGATGCATTTTGCGTTGAATTTCATCATAATATGTATATCTGCTCAACATAACGCTTTCACCGATTTTGAAGACATAAAGCGTTGTATCAATGAGCTTGGGCTCTACGCTTTTGAAATCTTTAACTGTGAAATCTTCAACACCATAAATGCCTCTGGCCACGATAGCCTCAGGGTCCACAGCGGACTTTTCATAATAGATAAAGTAAACTTGATTGATCATCCTTGTCCGGCTAATACCTGATGATTGAACAGTGACTTCTTCTTTGCATTTCGGGCAAATAACTATATATTTATGATGCAGTCCTTCGGTTTTGAACTCGTTCTTGCATGCCGTACAATAACCGTACTGCTGCTTTCCTTCTCTCCAAGTAAAGATATAATCAGGAAATAGCTTATTAGCGAACTCCAAGATTTCCGGACTATATTCTTTATTGAAATGCTTTAAATAAAGAGATGCCCTGATTGAACTCATAGCAGATCCTCCAGTCTTAGATCGAACTCCTCCCCTGATGTGGATTGGGGCGGTTCAACTGGTACCGGATTGCCGGCCGATGGCAGCTGAGCTGTGGATGCTCCGGAGATTCCGAAATAGTCCATAATGATTGCAAATCCTTCATCTGGCGCAATTACAGCACAATTGCCGACTTTGCGCTTTTCAGCTACCTTGCGTATTGCATCCAGGCTTTTTTCAATCGATTTGTCACTTGCCAGGATCTTCTCTGCTGAACTCGGATTTGATTCCACACGCTTGATCAGGTATTGACCGACTACCTGGATATAAGAGTTGTTTTTGTTGCGGTCCATTTCAGATCTGAGCTTTTCAATGGCTTTTTGCAACATTTACACTGACCTCCTTTGATTGTTCATCTGCTTTGGCTTGCTTTGCCGTCATAGCCGGTATTCCGCACCACGGATCTCCGGGCCTTATTCCAAAAAACTTGCAAGCTTTTCTCTTGGCCTGAGTACTGTTTTTGGCTTCAACTTCAGCTGTCCTTTCCCCGGGAGTTGTGACTATGTACTTCATTTGGACCTCTCCTCTCTGCTTTGCACATCGGGCACAGCATCCAGGCCTTCTTTTGTCGCTTTAGCTTACGCTCCAGCGCCCGATCCCCGTCCGGCCAGGTACGGACTACCACGAAGTGGATCCCGGCCTCCCTGACAACCTGTAGCAGCCTGGCGCCGTGCGCGGTGCATTCATGATCGTGGATGCGCTGGTCCAGGTTGTCTGTGTATCCTATGTAATGCCTGGCGTGCTGATATGGCCGCTCAAAGTGGATCAGGTAGACCATGGGTGCCTCCATCTGTAATCCCGAGCCAATGCAAAAAGCGCGGTTTCGGGATGATGTATTTACCGTTGACTTTTTCACTGGGGAATTTCTTCGAGTTAAACAACCGGTAGGTCTGACCTAACGGAAGACCAAGGATCTCGCTTACGTCTTTTGGCGTTAGAAGCATAGGGAGGTTTGAATAGTCCGTTGTCTTCATCATGTCTAAGCTTCCCTCTCACCCTCGTCGAATATGAACACTTCATGGACTGGCATGTCCAAGGCAGCTGCGATTCGCTGCATCGTACTAATAGTTGGATTCGTCGTATTTGCGAAGTCGTTTTCAAGAGTGCTCAGATACCCGATGGCGACAGAGGCCTTCGCTGCAAGCTCTCTGATTGTGAGGTTTTTTTCCTGCCTGATTTGTTTTATCTTGTTTCTCATGATTGACCCCCTCGCTTGTTCGTTCACACAGAATACTATCATATTCGCTATAACCGAACAACTTTCATTTTTATTTGCCATCGGCGAATTTCAATGAATATTATTCGTTTTCACCGAATATCAAAATCTATCTTCAATTTTCGTTGACAACGAATATGGAGTGTTATATAATGTTCTGTGATACAGAACAATTTAAGGGAGGTGTTCGAGCGATATGCCCAACACAATTGGCGAAAACATAAGAAGAACTAGAAATATACGAAAGATAAGCATAAACACACTGGCAAAGATTGCAAACGTTTCATTGGGATACCTCAGCGACCTTGAAAATGGCAAAATGAATAACCCAAGTGATAAAGTATTAGAAGCAATAGCTGAAGCACTTAATGTAACATCGGATTATTTGCGAGGACTGTCCATTACAGCTGTTATAGATCAACGTCTTGAGGCGCTTAATATGCCTTTAGATGTCTTATGCAAAAAAACCGGCTTGTCAGAGCAATATCTCCTTAAGCTTGATACTATAATACCAACCCCAGACGACTATGCAAATCTTACAAAAATAGCTGAAGCGCTGGAAATGCCACAGGGACCGCTGATCGCTGCTCTGGCAAGACAGGAACCGCCATTAGACACTGATGATTATGAGGTTATAGATGCAAGAGATGTATTTACCATCAATGAAGATGGAATTTCTCCTGCTCCACAAGCATTACGAGAGCTCGGCATAGGTTATATAACCCATCGCAAGACTCTTGCCGCGCTCCGCACTGACGGATATGAGGAACCATTGACAGAAGATGAAGCAAAAGCGGTTAAAGCTTTCTTGGAATCCTACAGAAAGTTAAGGGATGGTAAGAGTGAAAAGTAAGTTTGAAATTCTAACAGAGGAAACCCATAAAGAAAACATTGACATCGTAACCGCGGACCTGCCGGGCAATATACTGGGATTATATTATAACGAAGACAGCGCGCTAATCGCTCTAAATAATTGCCTGAAAACAAAAACAGAGCAAGCTTGCGTATTAGCTGAGGAGCTTGGGCACCATTTTACGTCCTCGGGGGACCTGTTGACAGACCAAAACATCGATAATACTATTGTCCGCCAGCAGGAAACCCGAGCCAAACGCTGGGCTTATAAGAAACTGATCCCTTTCGATGAGATCATCGAGGCATACGAAGCAGGCTGTCAGACCCTATACGAATTCGCGGAGTACCTGGAAGTGACTGAAGGGTTTTTACGGTGTGCTCTGAAACAGTATGCCGCTATGTATGGTGTGAGTAAACGGTATGGTAACTACATTATATATTTTGACCCACCAGCCATGTTAAAACTATTGGAATAAAAGGAGTTGATATTATGAGCGAAACATCCAAAAAGAAACGCCGCGGGCGAAACGAGGGATCCATACGCTGGATCGAATCAAAGCAACTATGGGAGGCCAGATATCCGGCGGGTAAAAAGGAGGTAATAGGTAAAGACGGTAATGTGTATTATAGGACGCATTATAAAAGCATTTATGGCAAGAAAAACGAAAAAGCTAAAGTCTTGAAGCAAATGAGGGAAGCTCTTGCCGCACTGGGTAAGGGTGAGTATGTTGATCCATCTGACCAGCCGTTCATATCTTGGGCTAAAGAGTGGTTTGAACTTTATAAAAAACCCCATATAAAAAGGTACAATACAAGAGAGAAATACTTGACTACAATAGCCCGTGTAAGCAGGTATGATATAGCTTATATTCCGTTGGAAGATCTAACACAAGAAATGATCCAGAAGTTTTATAACTTATTAGCCGAGGAAGGATTCAGCGAAGAAACAATTCGGGTTACTCATACACTCTTTAATGGAGCATTAGGCAAAGCTGAGGAACTGAAAAAAGTAAATAAAAATGAAGCTCGTGAATGTAAAATACCCAAAATAGATATTTTCTATGAAGAAGAAACAGAAGCGAGAGCTTTGACAGAAGAACAGGAAAAAGCATTTTTGTCTGAACTCGGACGCAGATCTAAGCATTATATGTATGCTTTATTTATGGGTAACACCGGCCTGCGCCCTGGTGAGGCTTTAGCCCTGACACGATCCGATATTGACTTCAAAAGAAAATGCGTAAAAGTGACTAAAACCTATATTGAAAGACTGCGCAAAGTTCAGAATGCGCCGAAAACGGATTCAAGCCGTCGGACCGTGCCGATCCCGGATAAGATTATCCCGCTTCTGCAAGAATACATGCTGATGCAGCCTAATAAAAACTCGGATGCTCCCCTATTTCAGACAGAAACCGGAAAAAGGCCGACACCGAGTTATTTAAGGAAACGATTCAAATCTGCTGGAAAGGCAATTGGATGCGATTGGGTGAATCTTCATACTATGAGGCACACATTCGCATCAAAGCTTTTTAAAAAGAAAATCGACATCAAAGTTATAAGTAAGATACTCGGGCATAAGGATGTATCAACAACATATAACATCTATATCCACTTCATAGATAATGTTATTGAAGATTCGGTGCAGGTTCTGAATGAGGACTTACCGGACAAGCTTCCCGAAAAGACTAAGAAAAAAGTAGATAATGTTACCCCTCTTCGGAAAGTTAGTACCCATTAAGTACCCATTAAAAAATAAAAAAGTTTGAAAAATAGCAGAAAAATTCGGCAATCAATTTCAAGTCTAAGAAAGAAAAAGGTCCTCCAAATACCGTAAAACCAAGTATTTGAAGGACCTTCGAGTTGGAGCCCTCAACCAGGGTCGAACTGGTGACCTCATCCTTACCATGGATGAGGTCATTTTCTTTGTAATGCTTGTATTTCTTAGTTTATATTTGTTATAAAGGAATATCATACCCATTAAGTACCCATTATCAAGTTATTTAAGATAACTTAAACATTCATTGCCTAGTTACAAATATTGTTATAAAATGAAAAGCAAAAAGGAGCGATGCCCCATGCGTAAAAAGAGCAACATCGAAAAACACAATGATGCTCTGCTCTTTTGGAACACATTAGGACCTATCATATACCGAATTGTAGGCATCATCATTGTCGGTGGCCTGTTGGCAACATTTTTTATTGTTAGAGGTGCTATTAACCGCCGCAATGAGCAGGTAGCTATAGCACAGCAACAAGAGCTCACCGCAAAGCGTCAGGAGATCGTCGATCAATACATCGCTAATAACCCCAAAACATTTGGCACCGTCACGAAGCAATGGAACAGCGGCAGCCTGTTTTTCGTGGAAAGCGATTATGGAGAGTTTACCATCGCTTTTGAGGATCTGACCATTACAAAGGTCCTATGGAAAAGCAAGGCTGGCAAAGTTGAGGCATTATATGAAAAATAAATCTTATCGCATCGAAACCATTGAAAAATGCACTCGCTTTCTTTTCGTGAGCTTGGATACCATGTATGGCAAATGCAGTATCAGTGGTTCATGCCCGAAGGGTTTCACGCCTGGTTTCACAAGCCAGGGAACCCAGAAGAAATCGAGATCATCACCCACAGCAAGCATGTCCAAGAAGCAATCGTGAATTTCAATCAACCCTGGTAAGCAAAAGGCCGCCGTTGCCGGCGGCAGAAAAGGGTAAAAATGAAAACTGTGAAACTAAAAGTAAGAATATTATATTGCCCGATAAAAAGCAAATTTCCCTATAAAATAAAGCCCCCGGGATCACCGAGGGCTGTTATCTTTGTTTGCTGCCTGTGCGTCGACGCTGGCCTCGGCCAGTATGTAGACAATGATTGCAGCAAAACCTCCTATGATGGCAGTGATGCGCTCGATGCTCCCGTCAGGCACATTGCAGGCAACTAAAATGGAGCCTACCAATGCGATCACAAGGCTCCAGAACTTCCTGCTGCTGAGCTTCCTTTTCCAGTCGATCATGGTATCACCTATCCTTTCAATATTTCAGCGCTCCAGCAATTTTCATCAGGAGCGTATCAACCCACTTTG